TGCTTATCTGTAATTCAATAGTGTTGTCAATATACGGATTAATGTTAACTGTCTGACCAATGTATTCGGATGCGGTAGGCAAAGTCATCTCTGAAATTGGAGACCATGCCGACTCTTCGTTATCGTCATACACATACTGGTAACGAAACTGAAATAATTTGTTCTTTAAATTATTGGAGTTTTCCGTGGTGTCTGAGTCGTATACAAAAGTCGGGGAAAATAGAGGTGGGTGTTTAATCCAATCTAAATTATTGAAAGTAATCTCTGAATATCCGTCAGGGTTTGTTCCTGCTGACTGAGTGTAAAGGATTGCCTTTTGGATATTAATCTTACGAGGAGGATTGAAATTATTAGCGGTGTAGCTATTAAAATAATTATCTGTCCAATACAGCAAGTTGTTGACTACATTGGCATGGTATATTTGGTTTGTCTTTTTAAAATTCAAAATTGAATTTTGAAGAATCAATTCATATTGTGCATCTTCAACAGTGTACCTCCAAATTGTATGCTGACCAAGGTCATTGAAAACAAAGAGAATTAATGCCTTATACTCAACATCTTCGCAAGCACCTATCAAAATATTAACACCTCCTGGTAGTTTTGTGTTATTTTGTAAAAGGTTGCCTGTCATTGATTGCAAAGCACCTTCGGAAGGAGCGTTCACCCCATAGTTCCGAGAGAATGTAGCACTTCGATAGTCACCATTTGTAATAAGACGATCCTCATCGTCAGTATTCATACCTCCGTAAAAAAAGACACCTTGTTGGTACATATCTTATCGTAGTTTTAGTCCAGGAGCAGAATAGTATGCGTCCAAAATCTCATCAATTGTATTACCTTGGGCCATTGCGGCTTCAGCCATAGACTCGGTATAAATTCTTTCTCTATTTTGAGGATTAACAGGATATTTTTGAGGTTCAAATTCAGCAAGTTGCCAAATGATATAGTTCCTCATCGGCTCTAAGTAGTATGGGGGAACAAGGGTTTGAGAATTTACGTCTATCCCTGTGCTTAAATATTCCAAAACAACATCGCTGCCATCTACTCCATTGCTTAACTGTATGAAAGTATTAGTAGGGTCAATTCTATAATAAGCCTGATTAAAGCCACCTCCCAATGCGAATAGAGCAGGGTAATAAGTTCCCCTCCAAGTGTGGTTAATAAAGAAAACGCCTTGGTTAGTAGATGCCTCATCGTTATTTACTTGTTCAAAATTTGTGGCTTGCATAGTAGTTGGGATGTTCATGTTCACATCCAAACCCAAGGTGATTAATCGACCTCCGTAGTTGAGGGCAATCTTTGAGTATCTCATGTAGTCAGCAGGCAAGGCCGCTTGCATTAAACTATTAACCTTTAAGTGAGCAACCTTCATGCAAGGAAAAGGGGTTGTCCCTCTCACCACCTCTGTCATCCACTCTATAGCAATTTGCTCCACACGAGGGATTTCAGCGGTCTGTCCCTTCACCCTATTTAAAGATGACTGAACAACGTATTCAATATTTTTAATTGGAGTTCCTTCCATTATGAGGAGTAATTAGTAGGGCGAGGGACATTGTCCTGAACCGTATTGTTAATAACTTCTTGTGGTCTTACGTCTGTAGACTTAATCAACTCAATTATTCTTGCAAAGATAGGACCTACAGTTGTTGGCATAACAACCTCGTCATCTTCTGCCGAGTCTAGAAAAGAAGGGATAATATAAAAAGTAATACTATCACTTAGGGGCTGCGCTGTCCAATTCACCTGCTTACCACGAACATAAAACTCAGCCTTTGCCATTCTCTTGATTGTTCCCAAGAAAATATTTTGGTCCTCAGTCTGACGAGCAAAGTAGTTGTTGCAACAATCGTCTGTAGCATACTTCACGCTCTTGTTTCCTGCAATAGGAGAGACTGGTAAAGTGCTTGTGTACTTACCATTTGCACAAGTTACACTAACAACATAAGGTACCGCCATGTTCTGAGTCAACTCATTGTCGGCAGTTGAAGCCTCTTGGAACACAATGTCCAAAAGAGCAGCAATAGTGTTATACTTGTAGCGACCTAAGATATCGTTAGGCACATCACCCGAAGCAAGACGCTCCTGTATTAATTCTATAAGTTGTCTTTTCGTCATGGCGTTAATCCTTTTTCAATGTCTATAACTGCAAGTGAGTTAAGATCCTTTAAGTTAATCATGAAGTATTTAGTCAACTCGTTTATAATGTCGTTCAACACATCGTCTGTGTACTCAAACTCAACACTTATACTTGGGTCTCCAGGGACAAAGTTTGGATTACAAGTTAGAGTTGCAGAGTTGCTATGAGTAGTTCCTGGGGCTAAGTAGTATGGCATCCCCGATGCTGTAATAATATCGTAGTCAAACACAGGTTGGTTTGGAAATCTAACGTAGGTTAAATTAATTGTTGGTATGCCTTGTGGTCTAACTAAAATCTTTTGGTTTTGAATTGTCGCCACAGGTCTCGCTAAACTCGGAGAGAATAGAGATGTGGAAAGCCTGTAAGAAAAATCCTTGTTCGACAACATCTCAACGTGACGATAGATTTGATTAGATCCGGTAGAAGTGTTCTCGTAGTCATAACGACTCGCCCTTCCATACCTTAAATAATCAGAGGGAAGAATGCCGTATCCGTAAGAATCGAGGGGTAATGGAGTAATTCCGTTATCCCCAAGCGTAACTATGAAAGGACGAAGGTTGTCGGTAATCTCTTGGTTCTCTTCGTACACCTCTAAGAAGTCGTTAATCTTATCTATGTTGACATACTCAATAGCCTCGTTATAAATATCGGGGGTAATAAGGTTGCCATAAGCATCCTTACCTATCTTGTTGTAAACCTGATTTAGTATGTCGTTAAGATTCATAATCTTCTATTAGTTATAAACTCTGATTTCTATTGGAGAGTAATTTAAAATAGTATCTCCCGTTGTAGATAAAACTAAAACATTATCATTTAATCTAACTAAATTATAAATATCTCCACCGCCACCATTCAATACGTCTGTATCGTACCCACCTGCTTGAATAGAGAGAGCAAATGTTTTTGTAATTGGGAAAGCTCCAGATAATGTTCCGTTGTATATACCTGCGCTAGAGCGAGTCCAAACAATATTTCCTAAACTATTTTCTAACTCAACAGCAGTAGGTGCAGCAGTTCCTGTTTGAGACATTAAGGCTACATATGATTTATATCCCGACTCGCTTGACGTGTTGTTAACCCACTCAGGTGTAATGTTTTCTCCACTACAACCACAAGAAGTATCGCAAGAGCAACTAGAGTCACTACAACCGCAAGAACTACCGCAAGAAGAACTCGACTCGCCAAGAAGCGAAGTGATTTTATCAGCATACCTATCTGCCGCAAGAGTGTCTCCGCAAGATCTTTCAATTTGGTATTGGGTGTAGTAAGCATTGGCTAAAGTTAATTCTTGAGCGTAACGAGGAGTTGTAGATCCACAAGCCACGTCAGCTGCATATGCCGCAGTAATTTGGTCAAGTGCAGAGTTAACACTACATAATTGAGAATTACACGCTACGTTATGATTTAATGTTTTTGTTAGAACAGCAACTACTGTTAAACCATCAACTTGAGTGATTGTTAAATTTGCTGTTAATATCGCTGTCCACATTCCTGTAGCCAATGTGTTAACCACAAGGGTTGATGCTGTTGTTGTTTCGTAGTATGGAACGACAGGAGCAGGAGTAAGTCCGATAGGAAAGTATAAACGAATACTCTTACTCGAAACTGTCCAAAGTCCGTAACTCGTAGAATCTGTTGCAGTAATTTGTCCGTTAGGATAAAAGTTGCAATCATTAGTTACGTTGAATTCTTGGCAAGCAATATTAACACCCGAGTAAGTGTACAAAACTGTAGTGGTAGTTCCAACACCCATTCCTGCGACTGCACCATACTCAAATGTGTATGTGCCTTGTAAAACATTAGACGAGGTGTCTAAGGGCAGGTTGTACAAAGCGGAAGTAGTCGAAGCTGTAATAAAAGCATTACCAGCGGTACTCTTATTCAAAATTAGATTACCTGACGGGTCAGTCAACTTTGCGTAAACAGTTGCTGATGGAGTAGCTGTTCCTTGGTATTTTTTTGTGGATACGTTAAAACTTAGAGTAGTAGGCATTTTCTTTTAATTTATACACAAAGATAAAAAAAATAGGGTACAAAAGTACCCCATTTCAGATTATTTGTATCTTTTGTTTAAGACAAAGCCTTCTTCAACTGAGCGTATAGCTTTTTCTCCTTAGAAACGTAGGCGATTAGAAGTCCTTTTGCGTCAAACGGGATGTCAGCAACCATGGTTTCTTTGCCGTTAAGCACCATAAGTACCTGGTCTCCATCCTCGTTAGACTTCAACAAACCTGTTGAGATTGCTTTTTCTACGAGAGAAACAACATCCTCATCTACAGCGTCTTTGTCAAACTTGGAAATCAAAAACTTCTTAAACTCAGCATTTGTGTCCATAGTGCTGAAGATTTTTGCCAAGATAACATCTTGAGTATCATCCTCATCAACAACCATAAATGTCTTAGCAAAAGCAATCAACTTATCACTTGGCAATTCGCCTAAAGCAACCTTAGTCTTTGCCTCTGACATAGTTGTGCTAGTCTTCTGCTCAACAAGTTTATGTTGGATGATAAATTGGAAAGGAGATGATGTTTGGCCAATCTTTGAGTTTTTAAACAACTTGCTGAAGTTGTAACAGAACCAAAGTAGTTCCATGTCTTCCCCTGGCTTAAATACAAAAGAGTGGTCTACAATAATGTGATTGTCCTCAAAGTAAGAAGAGCCGTCAGAACGATACCTTGCAGGAAGGTATGAGAAACGAATTTCTCTTTGCTCACCTGTGTTATAGTCTATCCAAGTGTTAGAAAGATTTATACTGAAAGTAGGTTTCGAAAATACAAAAGGTGCGGCAGGATTGTTTGTTTCAATCTTTTGCACAACATTAGCGTTGTAAGTAATACGAACAGCTTTTTTCTTAGTCATGTACTCAGGAAAAACCGAGGTCAACTCGTCAATATCCTCTTGATCTAAAATGAATTTTTGGCCATCTTGAAATAGCATAGTTGTAAATTTATTATTGTTTTTATTTTGTGTGTGTTTTTGTAATTAGGGGGGAGAGTTTCCCCTCCCCCTTTTATTACAGTATAAGATAACCTAAGGTTAGGCTACGATACGAGTGAATTGCTCCAATGTGAAGAAGTCAAATCCAAGGTCAGATGACAAGTATAGACGAGCAACGTCACTTGGTCCGATTTTACGAGCAGAAGCACGTCCATCGTCTGTGATTTCCATGAAGCGGCTATATCCGTCCATCTCCTTGTAAACTAACTCGATACGGTTACGAAGAACCCCTTCAGCGTCTTGAACTTTGTTCAATGGGATGATCCATCCACGGTTACGAAGAGGAGCAGTAGCACCATAGTTAGCAGCAGTAGTTGCAGGATCTTGCATGAAACGAGCTTGTTTCAAAGCGAAGTTGTATCCGTCAACATTTAATGCCTGCCAAGAGAAGGTAGAGAACAAAGTCTCAGTCTGCTCCATGTTACCACCGAAGAATACGTCAGCCATGTTCTGAGTAGTAGCGTTAACCAAGTTAGCGTTTTGGTAGTTGTTACTAGTCATGTTGTTTAAGCTAGTATTCAACTTGCTATACAACTCATTAGTCAACCAAGCCAAGAACAAGTTACTTGAATATCTACGGCTCATTACGTTAGCAACGGTACGCAAGTCAGAAACATCAAAACCTGCACCTGCTGAGTGAGAATATCCACGAGAAGCAATCTCGTTATCAAGACCAGAGAATGTTTGAGGAACACCTGTGTTGGTAGAAGAAGTGCCAAAAATCATTGACAAAGCGATTTGCTTAATCAAACGATATTCAGCCTCATCTTGACCTTCGTAGAAGAATCCGTTCATTTTCTTAGTCTTGCCATCTCCGTACTCAACTTCCATCCACTGTGGGGCGTTAGTTTTTTGAGTACCAGAAAGTTGGTAAGTTTCTTTGAAGATTTGAGTCTTCCAGTTGTACTTAGTCCAGAAAGATTGAGAAGACATTGGTTGGTCTGTTCCTTCGTCCCATGCAGAACCAACTACAACGAAGATGTCACCTGCAACAACAGCCTCAGCAGTAACCGCTAAAACTGGCTTCAAGTCAACTACGTTAGTTGAGTTGTTAACCGCTGTAACCAAGTATTGAGGAAGATTAGCGTTGCTAGTGTTCATCAAAATCTGACCAACTTTTGCATATGTAAATGCAGAAGGTTGCTCAAGGTAAGCCTGTCCGTTAGCCACAGTCGCTCCTGCGTTGTTACCCAAGAAAGTAAGTGGGTTTGTAGAAGCAACAGTAGGAACTTGACCACCACCTGCAACAGTGTCAGAAGTGATTTGAATCGTAGCACCTGCCGCTGGTGTTGCTACAGCACCAGTAGAAATAACTGGAGCGTCATAAAGACCCTTCTCCCAGTGCCATCCTGTGATGTTCTGAACACCACGCTTCATTCCTAATCCCATCAAAAGTTGGAAGTCAGAAAGACCGTTGTCTCCGAATTTGTTTTTAAGTGTACGCAAGTAGTGAGGCACTAATAAGCCTGTTGTATAACTTGCGTCAAAGAGCGATAAGAGGGAGCCATTAAGACCGCCAGGTGCTGCTACCGCATTATTTGAAGCTGTTCCAAAAGCCATTTTGGTAAAGTATTAATTAATAAAAAAATTTATTTTTTCCTTAAATCTGTCCTTCGAAGTATTGCAACAATTGACTCTTCTCATTAGTTCCACCCTGCTTTTCCGGTCTAGCAACAGACGATCCGTTATGAAACTCTTTAACCGATTTTTCAAGGGCCTCCCCTTTAGCGGCTGATATAAGAGATTTATAAATATTGGCTGCTTCTAAATTTTCTATTCGGCTCCGAACATATGTGTTTATAAGCTCAATACTTTGGTCATCTGGTAAAGATGGATTTGAAGCGATGATATTTGTAATCTCTTTTTGGAGCTGAGTTCGGGTCTCCGCAGACACCTGCGCCTTTACTTTATACCCCTCAAGGTCATACTCCACCTCTTTCAAATCAGTCAGTTTTTCAATTGTAGGCTTCCATTCCTGAACCGCCTTCGCAACAGTCTCTTTAGACTCGTTATATTGGTTACGCAAAGATGCAACAAAATCTTTATTCTGTCCTATATTTTGTAATTTTTCTTCGACTATAGCAATGTTTTTTCCAATTTTCATCTTCATCACCTTTGGAGCGTCTTCAAAAGTAACATCAGCGTAAGTGCTGTTCTCGTCTGCAATTGCCTCGCATAGGTCTTCAAAAGACATATTGTTTAACAAGTCTGGCTCTTGAATAACTTGAGCAAGTGCCATGACTTGAATTGGAGTTTGTTTAATCTCTTCGGATGTTTTTCCAACAAATTTACTAGCAACATCTAAGTCGTTAATTCCTGTGTTTCTGATAAATGAATTAAGCCCTGCGAGTTTTTCGTTTGCAAATGGAGACTCTAACTCTTTCATTAAACTCTCCTGCTGAGATATTAAAGGCTCAAACTCATCGTATTTCTTTGCTCTTTCTTCAAAGCCAGAATACTTTTGTTTAATAGAATCAATAGACTCAAAGTCTCCGAAAATTGCTCTTAGGTCAGATGCCTTGAAGGTGGTGTCATCGTTAATAGTAGTGTCTACTATTGGAGCAGGTTCACCACCATCAGGAGTTGCTGTCGGCTCAAAAGAAGGCGTTGGCTCTTCTGAAATTTCCACCGGTGTAGGAGTCGGGTTCTCCAAACCTAAGGCACTAAAAATGCTTGTAGGCGTAGCTTGTTCTTGATTTTCCATTATGTGTTGTTTTTGTGTTTATGCGCTTGGTTTACGGAACTTACCTGTGATTTCAGCACCTGTCTGTTCTTGTAAGTATGCCTCTGCTTTAATCTCCTCAATTGTTCCTTGAGTTTCAGCGGCAATAATCATTTGTTTTTCTTTAACTCTAATGTTAGAGAGGGCTGCCTCTTTTTCAACCTCTATCTTAGCCTTCATCTGCATTAACTCCATCTCACCTTTCTGCTTCATCAACTCTAACTCTTGTAGAGATTGAGCCTGTGCTTGTTGGTTCTGAGCAGCCATCTGGTCGTTGTACTGACGTTTCTTACTGCTCTTGTATGTCAAGTACCAAGTTGCTTCTTTTAAACGCCCCTTCTCCAACATTTCAAGAATCATGGTGTAGTCAGAGAGTTCTATCTCAGGCATTCCGTTACGACCAACTTTTAATGCGGTCTCAGCGGCTTCTGCAATTTTAAACTTCTGAGTCGCTGATATCTTGTTGCTGAGGGATATACCTAACTCGTCTAGCGTAAAGTCAGCCGCAGGTAATAAGTAATCGATTGATGTTTTGCCAAATACTTCCGCATAGTAGTCCTTCACTTCGCTGTCAAAGCGCATTGTTGTCATAGCACGCAAAGCAATGTTCTGACCCATCTTAACCTTTAAACGCTCTAATGCTTGCTGTAGTGGCCAAAGAGCATTGTTAGTCGCCTCAACTTCCATCTCGGCAATACCAACCAACTTATCACCCTTTGCAGGAGAGCCTGCCATAGTTGGAGTGATTCCTGTAATCTGTAGTAATTTTTCCACGTCATGTTGGTAGGCTAAAATCCATTCGGATAATTGTTTACCTATACCACCCTCTAATTCGTCAAAGGTTTTATTTGTATTTACCTTACCTCCTAATAGAGAGGATCTGTAAAAGAAATTACCCGTATGAGAATATACTTGAACAAGGTCAAATGGGGTGTACATCGAACCTGCAATACTATTAATGTTTAATGCCCCGATGTCAATCGCAATACCCTTTGGAGCAGCAGCTAATTTTGCTGCTTGTAATTTCAAATGATTGATTTGAAGAGAGTCGTAAATAGGTATGGCTGTTTCTGTGATAGCCTTTCCCGGTACTCTTTCAAAGCGGTAAGAGATTTGAGGCTTTTGCTTGCTCACTCTCTTCATGTTCTTCTGCTTACCACCTACTGTGATGTTTGCTCCTGGGATAAAGTACCCCTCGTAAATAACGTGAGCGTCTACAATAACTGTTTTCTTCTTATCTGTATTTACATATTCCCCAAACTTGTCTGAGTAGAATGTGTGAATACCATCACGATCTTTCTTTTTGTAGAACTGAGTATCCTTCGAAATATATTCGAACTCAAGAACGTCCACAAAGAAATCATCGTAACGCATACGATCCGTGATAGTATCTCTTTGACAATACCAAGACCATCCGTATCTATCGTTTGAATAAGTTAAATCAAACGCCCACTTAGCAATTCTGTTAACTTGTCTTTCGGTATCCTCCTCAGTCCATCCATTTTGGATGAGCAAGTCTCTAATTTGAGGAATGCTATATTTTTCAAAGTGTCCTGCAAATGGGGTATTGTCTCCTTGAGAGTCATCCGTCCAAGCACAAATAAACTTAGTTACGTCTACATACTTAACCTTTGCCATGCCCGTATGAGCGTCTGTGTAGTCTTTACAAACCATAAAGTTGAAGTTGATGGCATCATCTTTTAACTGACGCTCTATCTTTCCCCAATCACTATTTGTAAAACCTAACTCTATTAACTTCTCTAAAGTAATTTCTAAATTTTGTTTAAACCCACCAAGACTTTCGAATACATCTAACTCGCCAGGGTTCTGAGGTAGAAACTCTCCCTCGCCAACTTGCGGCATTCCTAAATCTTTCATTAAAGGCTCCATCTTCGACTTAACGTAAAGGGTTGCCTTATCTAACGCTTTCTTATTTTTAATCTCCGGGTTAATACAATCAACTTGAACACGCTGATTATCAGTACCTATTACAGAATGAATAACTCTCTTTAACTCAGGTGCTATTGAGAAAATCTCAAAGTTCATATTTGCGTAACCTTTTCTACGAATACGTTGAGCTTGTGCGTTAGGGCTTGATAGACTTGTCTTTTCTTCCCCTCGCTGAATCCACATATCAATATACTTCTGTTGATTTTGTCTTCCTTCAGAGTAGTTTCTTATCTCAAATAAACGAGCAATATCTTGTCGGCCAAAATAAGTTTTGTTATTTTCGTAACGATAAAAAATGGCACGGCCAATTTGAGACAACCAGTTGTTGTCTTTCTTTTTAGGATCAATATCATCCTTTGGCCACAAGATTGTATATTCGCTCATACTTTAATAATAATCAAATGTATCAAAAAGTTTTGAATCTATATTCATAGACTGCTCATTTAATTCTACAAATTTAGGGTAAACTGACTTACTTCCCAAAAGTGCATAGCCTCCAGCAGCAAATAAATCGTATTTTGTCATTTCTTGCTTGCCGTCAATGTTAGCACACTCCTCTAAAACCTCAATGTGGTTCTCTCCTTCAACGCCATTTTTTAAGTAATGTTCCCAACAATCAAAGATGTCTTGCTTTGCAGAATTACTTGAGCCGTCTGTAGTTATCCTTCCTGGAAGTGGCTTTCTGAATCCATTTTCATCCATGTCGTATAAGAGATACCCTCTTAAACCCCACTCTAAAAACTTTTCGTAAAGGAAGGTAATATTCATCTCGGGGTATAACATTGCGCCAAAAAACATACAAGCCTTTGCCATATCATCGCAATATTCCTCTCTTCCAACATCTCTTTGTTTATAAGTGAGGACAAACTTATCGGATGCCCACATTCCTCTTGGCTTAATAAGCAGACCTGTATCTCCGTCAAGGTGATCATCTTTCTTGTAATACATTGCGCCTGCGTTGTAAGACTTTTTCTTACCGCTTACTTCATGGGATTCGTATTTAGCAGGGTCAGCCCCCATCACAAACTTACTCATAACAGTCCAAGCTGGCTTCCAAGACTCTAAGTCAGAGTCCCACTCTTTCAGGTTTCTTGCCCCTGATGGAGGAAGATATGAGATGATAAACTTACCCTCATCATCTTCAACAAGTTTTACTTTTGAGCATCTTCCATTTTCCCACTCAAAGTTGTACCTACGAGTTTTGTGTTTTTCAAAAGTCAACTCTGTAATTCTTTTTCTTATCTTGAGGACAGGGAAAGAAGAGTCTTTCGATGCTGACATGAAGCACTCCTTTAAGTTCATTGGAAAGTTTTGCATCTCTTCAATAAGCCCTGTTTGGTCTCCGTTCATTTCAAACGCTCTTCGTTTATTTTGGAGATAAGTTTTTGCTCCCATCGAAACAAATTTTCCATCAACATTCTTTGTTGGCTTCTCCGGGTCTTCAATAATAGAGTTTCCGAACTCGTCAATAAAACCATCCAAACCATCATGGGCAGGAAAGAATAGAGTGAGAAGTCCTGTCATTGTTTGCCCGTTGTCGTTCCTTTCGTTAAAGCGAGATCCTAAAATAAGTTTTTTCATTTGCTCACCACCACCCTTTTCCATCTCACCTAATGTCGAGGTGAGGAGACCGATGCCATGAATGTATGGTCCCTGTGCGAGACACTTCATAACAACTCTCCATCTATCAACAACATTAATGTTAATACCTGCTTTGGGGTCAATCTTTCCAACCTCATCGTGGTGAATAAAGTGAAGTTTTTCCATGTCATAAGCTCTCTCTCCAGATGGTCGGTGATTTATCCAACCCTCGTGTGGAGGTAGAGAAGTTGTTCCAACACCGCCTGCCGTTCTATTTGCAGGTGCTGTAAATTGTATCGCTTCCTTTGGAACAGAAGATCCTTCAGTCATTAATTTAAAGAAGAAGGGCATTCTACGGAGACGCTTTGCAATGTGGTCCACAAACACTTGAGTAGAGTGGTAGTCGGACATACTCTGTATACCTCCAAATCTTTGTATACCTAGGGTTGCCGTCACATACCAATTCATAAAACCTGCACGAGAGGTTGCCCCCTCTCTTCGGTGTTTTGGGTAGATTACTCCGTAAGTTGTTCTCTCGCCTGTGTCTATCGTGTACTCTCCTTTTTCTACATAACAATCAGGATGCTTTTCTTTAAACTCATCCACACTTTTTTGCATATTGAAATAACGAACATAACTCTTTTTCTTTTCAAGGTAAACAACCTTAAACTTATAGAAAGCCTCTTGCGTTGTGTACGCATACATAACAGTCAAGAACCACTTCCTATCCCTGTCTCTATATTCCGCTAATCCCTTTGTATTTCTTCCGTTACCAATTGGCCAATAGTTTAGATATGTGTACTGACACCCAGGCATATATGTTGGGGTGCCATTATTGAAAAAGAAATAACCCTTGTAGTGCCTTTTGATTTGTCTCTTAATCCAATTTATTTCTTTTGAATAATGGGAAACATCGTTAAATAACTCCTCATCAATATCCTCTAACTTCACAACATCCTTAGGCTTCATCTGTTTCTTTCTACGGATAATAGATTCAATCTCTACTAACTTTGACGGCATATCCTGGTATGTAAACTTCTGCTTTTCGGGAGGAAGTCCATACCCTTCAACTTTTTTTATTGCCTCTTCGTAAGGTAATTTATAATACTCCTCAAGAGTGGGGACTTTTATTTTTGTTGGGTACAAGTCCTCATCATCGTTATTAACAACAATGAACTCTTCGGGTCGGTTGTATTTATATTTTACTTCACGCATCTATCTCTGGGAATACATCACCATTTTGTTCAAATTCACGAATATACTCTTCAGGTCTTATGCCTAAAGAGTCTAGTAAAGTAAACTCGGTCAACTCTTCCTCTAGTTCCTTACTCTTTTCACCTTGTAGGAATTGAGTCTTTGAAGCTGTAATTTGACTCATGGTCATATTAATAATTTCTCTTCGAGTCTTTTCTGCCTGAACTATTTTAGCTTGAGCAACTTCATCTTCAGCCTCTAATTTAATCTCTAATTCTGTATAACGCAAGAGAGCCTCTTCAGCAGACTTCCAAACCATGTATTGCTCACCACCCATCAACATAAGGAAATATATTGCCCTTCTATTTACCCCCTTAATTTTCCAGTTGAGCATATCCTTAATCACATCATCGTATGGAGGCTCAAGGTTTAAACATTGCAATGCCCACACTTTTCTTCTCTTCAAATCAGGAATACCCTGACCTGGAGAACCTAAGTCGTACATATAAATCAAGTACCGCATAACAATATCGGGATCTAACTTCTTAGGTAAATCGTTTGCCGCAAATATTATGGAGAACTTAGATAAGTCAGAGAACTCAAAAAGCACAGGTGTGCCTAATGGTATTTTATGAATCGGGTATTTTAGTTTGTTAAACTCATTATGTTCAAACTTCATACGCTAATATTTCATTGTGTCTGATAAGATGATACTCTTCTTTCAACTTTTTGTTTAGTCCTGCCTCTAATGGAATTCCAGCACTATCCTTTCCTAATATAATTTTACCTATAGGAGGTAAGGCATCCTTTCCGTATGCACGCTCACTTTCAGGAGAAGGTCCACCAACGGCAATTATTTCCCACTCATTTTCTTTATACTTCTCGTCATACATTTCTGGCACAATAAGTAAAGATGTCTTAGGTTTCTCAAGAACTCTTTTAATTAAACACCATCCATCTTGAGGAATGAATTCACCATCTCTCATCGTTAAATACACAAGGTCGGGTCTAACTAATAAAACTTCCTGATTACCAACATCAATAACACGCTTGTTTTTTCCCTCGCTATATGCCCCAACAACTTCTCTAATCTCAACGTATTTAACAAACACCTCGTCTCCTTTTTTCCACTTACCAAAGTCTTCAAAAACAACACAATCTGTGTTTGTCCAATAGTCAGCCTCCTCGGAAGCTATTCTAATAACCATGTGAATTCTTTTATCTCCAATATCAACTCCATCAGCGAGATGATCTTTTGACTTCATAACTACTGGCAAATAATTCAAATACTTCATTTTGAAAATATTAAGTGTATTTTTTGTGTGTGAATTGATGTACTTTTGTACGGCATCGTTCTGATGCTTGATTTTTGTTATTGTGTTCTTTATTTGTGTGCAGAAAATGGGGACAACGGTTCCCATTTTTTGTTAGTGATCTCGTACTTGTGTAAACTTGGCGAGCAATAACATTGCCCCTCTCTTTTTTTCTGTCGCATAGGCAGTATCAAATGACAAAATGTATAAATTCATAATTTTATCTAACATTGCTTTGTAAATATCCTTCAAGACCCTCGTCATGATTCCAAATAAACGCCTGGGCTGTTCTTAACGCCTGGTAACCCATTTTTTTATGCCATTCATCTAACGCACATATTGAAGGGAGGAATCTCACCTTAACACCTCGGTATTCGTTTACTTGTTCTTTATGGTAATGACCACAATGAGCTTCTCTAAACTCAGTTGACGCAAACATTTCCGGTTGCTCGGTAGCCATTATTAGTGGCATATCAGAAGGCTTCTCATTATCTCCATGAGTAAACATTATCATGTTTTTTCCGTACTTATAATATTTTCTAGGCATTGTGGAGTTGTCTACAGAAACATTTGGATCATTACGATACCAACCTGCTAAAACATCTCCGGCATAAAACATTCTTTCGTAGTCATGGTTCCCCGATACAACAATTATATCAACTGGAGCTACATCTTTTAAGAAATCTACTGCTCTAACTATTAAAGTCCAGTAACCTTTAAATGATTCTTTCCATCCGATTACATCATGCTGAGGAGTGCCTTTTGTTGTAGCCATTCTCATGCCATCTGTATTCATTCCATCGTTTCCGATTGGTAGCAGAACTCTTTCAATATTTAAACCTCTTCCCTTATTAACTAAGTCCTCAATTGTATCAAGGAATTGTTTTTCCATTTCTTCTAAGGTGATATCGGTTAACTTTCCATAGTGAATATCGGGAAGAGAAATTTCTAAAGTTGACTTCACTTTGTAGTCAGGTCTTCTGCCTTTAGTTATTACTCTAGCTTTAGGACTATAACTAGCCGCAAACTCTTCAATGTCTTTTTGAATCTCTTCTGCTCTTCTGTCACTTTTGGTTACTACAGAGAACCTTTGTTCTCCTTTCATATTTTGCCAGTATTTAACAGAATTAACCATCGAGTGGTCAATACCATTTTTATCTAAATACTGTTCGAACTCGGTTATAACATTATCAGAATCATTGGACAACTCAACCTTTACAACCTTTCTATTAACTTGTTTTCTATCTACTCTTGCAGCTTTTAAAGCTGCGGTAGCATCTTGTAGACTAACCTTAAATTTTCTTGCTATATAACTTGGACCTGACTTTAAGTAACCTGGTCTAGCGTGGAGTATCTGTACTAGTTTTTGGATTGTCATATAGCTGATTTAAAGACTTAGTAGTTTGCGTTGTTATGAAACTCGTTAGATTTTAAAAGTGTAAAATATTCTAAAAACGATTTATACGGAGCGTCAATAATCAAAGGGTCTGTTGATCCAATAATGTACACTAAAGTTCTTGAACCTATAGACGCTGAACCATCGTTACGAAACTCCACGTCTGCTTGTATAGCAGCAACTTTGGTTATATCAAATATTATAGGCACATATTCAGCGTATAGCCCTTGACCAGGGTTGCCTTCAATTTCTTCTTCGGTGTTCCATACTACGCAGACGGTACTGCAAAGCACTGGAAGAGGTTTTTTATCATCCTCTTCCTCTTCTCTTCTTTTCTTGGACTTAAAGAACATATTGTTAATTTTATCCAAAAATACAAAAATCCCCCTAAATAAGGGGGACTTTGTTTTTATATTAGAACGGGAGGTCGTCTTTGGATTCCTTAGACTCTCCCTGCGGAGTTTCTGTTTGTGGTGTGGGTTCATTTTTTAGTTTTGTCTCCCCTGATATTTTCCAAACTTGAAGAGAGTTGTATACTCTTCCGTTGTACTCCCTTCCTTTCAGGTTGAACTCGACTTCGATTTCGTCCCCTGATGAGAATGGGTTGATTAGGAGTGTGTTGTCATTTACTAATTGGAACTCTACTAACTCCGGGTACTTACCCTCTAGTTCTAGGACAAATGTTCTAACAGAAAATTTGGCACTCTTTTGTTCGGTGCTGCCTACCGATTTGATTTTTCCTTTAATGTTCATTGTTATATAATTTTCACAAATGTATAAATTATATTGAAAGGTTCTTCAAATAGTTTTTAACATTGTTGTTTATAAAATATTATTAGGATTTTGATTTGTATAATGTATATTTGCGAAGAATTAACACACAACAAAAATGAACGTAGATAAAAATATACCAATCCCAAGCACAAGTGGGAGAGGTAGAAAAACCGAATATGTTTTACCGGAGATGGAAGTAGGAGACTCTTTCTTTGTTCCTGGAGAAACATCAAAGTACCTTGCTAAACTTTTCTACCAAAAGAAGAAAAAGAAATACGAACTAACTGCCCGATCAACGGATGGTGGAGTTCGTGTTTGGAGAGCAGCGTAATTTTATTATCTTTGTTTCGTTGGAGTAGAGGCCGACAAAATAAACAAATACTAGCCCTGTTGAATAGGTGAGTCCTCTACCTCCCTGTTCTTCGGGGCATTTTTATCACTAAAATATTATGAACACAGGACAAATCGTTAGAGCTAAATCTGAGAAAGCCTTCACCATGTTAAGCAACAAGTTGTTACAAGATTGCTCCATAACAATTGAAGAGAAGGGATTACTTGTTTATCTATTAAGCCTGCCCACTGATTGGGTGCTTTATAAAAAAAGTCTTCCCGAAAAAACAAATGAGTCTAAGGGTGCTATAGATCGTGTGTTTAAACAACTTCAGCAGAAGGGTTATATACTTAGCGTGAAAGTTATTGACCCACAGACAAAAGTATTCAAGGGGTGGAATCATATTGTATACGAAGAGCCGACATTAGAGTTATCCGACATTAGGGAAAAGCCGACATCGGGATTTGCCGACCTCGGTCAGAGTATGCCTATACAAAGACACACTAATACAAATACTAATATTAATACAAATACTAACACTACTACATTGGCAAAAAAACCGAAAAATAGTTTTGTGCCGCCTACCTTGGAAGAAGTGAAGGTGTTTTTTAGAGATAAAGGTTTTAGAGAGGATGCCGCCATCAAAGCGTTTAATTATTACACCGATGGGAACTGGCATGACAAGAGTGGATCTCCAGTAAGGAATTGGAGACTCAAGATGCACGTTTGGTTTAAGGATGGATATAAAATTCAAGAAGAGAAAATTAAAGTTAGAGATGTATTCGGAAGCACACACTTCAAAACTCAAGAGGAAATAAACAAAGCTGAAAAAGGATTTTTCAATAAAATATGAGCAACTACCAAAAATTATCTGCCCTTGGAATTGTCTGCAAGGATACCTCGGCACAACAAAAAGTAAACTGTCCGTTCTGCAAAGACACGAGAAGCAACAAGAAGGACAAGAGTCTTTCTGTAAATGTCGAGTTAGGAGTGTACAAGTGCCACTACCCAAACTGTGAATCCTTCATGGGAAAGAGCGTGAACAAGTCGGACCGAAAGGTTGAATACTTTGTTCCTGTATCAAAACTTCAGAAGGTGAGCGACAAGGTCCTCTCTTGGTTCGAGAAGAGGGGCATCTCTAACAACACTTTGTTGAAACTTAAAGTTACTGAGGAGGAATGTTTTTTCCCACAAGCTGGAGAGAACAGAAACGCCATATGTTTTAATTACTTCCGAGGAGGTGACTTGGTTAACATCAAGTACAGAGATGCGGCAAAGAACTTTCGTATGGTGAAGGATGCTGAGTTGATACTCTATAACCTGAACTCCATAGAGGGCTATGATTGGTGTGTAATCGTTGAAGGTGAAATGGACACCCTCTCTTTGGAGGAAGCTCAAATTTACCCTGTCGTAAGCGTTCCTAACGGGGCAACGAAAGGAAATCAGAACCTAAAATATTTAGACAACTGCATTGACGCATTTGCCGACAAGGATAAGGTAATCATTTTTACAGATAATGACTCCGCAGGTTTATCTCTTCGTGAGGAGTTAACCCGAAGACTGGGAAGAGAAAAGATTTGGTATGTTAATATACCTGATGGATGCAAGGACGCTAATGAAATTCTAGTTAATTACGGAGTAGAGCTTCTTCAGAAGGTTGTAGCCGAAGCCTACCAAATACCAATAGAAGGCATTGAGAAGGTAAATGACGTAAAGGAAAAAATAACGGACATATATCTTAACGGGTTTCCTCATGGGTTGAAAGCAGGTTTTAATCAGTTTGATGAGCATATCTCGTTTCGAGGCTCAGAGTTCACTATTATCACAGGAACACCCAACGCAGGAAAGTCAACTTTTCTGAACAATTTACTTGTCAGATTGTCTGCGAAACATTCGTGGAAGATAGCAATGTTTTCCCCAGAAAAGCAACCCACAGAGATACTTTTTTCTGAACTTGCTGAAATATTTATTGGGAAGCCATTCTTCTCTTTTGTGCCTACCGCAAAGATGAGTCAAGAGGAAGTTGATAAGGCAAGAGACTTTGTTGAAGAGTTCTTCTACTTCATGAAGATTGATGAGATGGATGTAACAATTGACGGCATCCTAGACAAAGCCGCAGAACTTGTAAAGAGAAGCGGAATCAACTGCCTTGTGATAGATCCTTGGAACTATGTTGAACACCAAGTTCCGAAGGGCATGAGTGAGACTCAATACATCTCAGAGGCTCTCACCAAGGTTAAACGATTCAAGGATAGATACGGAGTCCATGTGTTTGTTATTGCACACCCTACAAAGATCAGGAAGGAGAATGGAGTGTATGTTATGCCAACACTTTACGACATAGCAGGGTCTGCTCACTTCTTTAACAAGTGCGACAATGGGTTCGTTGCTTACAGAGACTATGTGTCTGGTCAAACCCTCATCAACATTCAGAAAATACGTTGGTCCTTCATTGGTCGAGTTGGGGAAGTTCCTTTTGTTTATGACGTGAAGACAAAAAGATTTTCAGAGATTGGAGATGATAGTAAGGGAATATTATTAGACGAGTACGAAACAAGACAACACGAATATGAAGACGAAGACATACCATTCTGACCCCACTTTTCAATATGGCCTTCGACAAGTTGCAATTACTAAACTGAAGGATGGGGAGTTAACAGGTTCAAAACAAGACTTTTACGAAAACATTGAGGCTGTTTATATCTGTGTTGATAAAAAATATGTTGAAATAGTTGAAGTTTTATTTGGATTTTGTGAAAAGAATGTTAGATATTTGCGAAACAATAACATTATCAATAAAGAAGTAAGTGATGAAATTAAAACTAAAGCGAGTAAGAGGACTTGTAAAGAACTTGGCATCGACAAGCCGGTCAACTCTCAAAGTTACAAGAACAAATATTTTCAAAATCTGTACAAGTTCGTTTACTGGGACTTTATTCAACGACACACACTAGAACAAGTTCAAGAAATTTTTAATAACCTCAAATAATAACAAAAACAAAAATGGAAGTTCAAGCGGAAAAAAAGATTCATTTTGGAGACATCCTAGAGTACGTGCCAAATGATCGTAAGGAAAGATTCATTAGTGATTTAATCCTTTATGTCCCTCACCTAAAAGAAGAGGCTGATAAATTTAGCCATGTGATTCACAATGTTGCTATCGGCACTAACATGAGGAACTACATTGACCTCGTAAAAGATATTGCCGTAAAAGTTTATAACGCTACAGGGGAAAAGAACAGGAAGAGAGAAAATATCCTTTATAGGCAATTGGTGTATTGGATAATGTATAAAACACTACCTGTAACATTAGAGGGTATTGGTAATGAGTTTGGAAATAAAAAACATGGGACTGTTTTACACGGCATTAAGATGTTTGAAAATACGATGGAGACATCTTGGAAAGATAGGATGGTTATCCAATACTTTGTTGAGAGGATGGAGGAGCTTGGATACCCACAACCTAGACAAGCATACAGAGAGTTATATTTTAAATTAAACATTCAACACTAAAAACACAATGGAAATCACAATCGAAAAGCCACACAAGACAGAGTATTACTTTAACGGAGAGATTACTTTAGATATGAAATATGAATATATTTTATTGAAAGTAGTAAGCGCATCCGGAACAACCTACGGGGTTTCTGCCAGTGTTTCAAAAGATGAAGAGGATGTAAGTGATTGGAGTGAAACAAAGCAAAAGTTCGTTGAGAACATTATCCGTAAACACTACGAGACTTATGGAGCAGAATAGTACCCACAACGTGGAACCTCACTACGAACTTAAAGACTCCAAGATACTTACCAAGTTAATTGAGGACCTTAAAAAAAGAGAAAAGAAAGGTTTCTTGCAGTACGGAACAACAGTTGACCGAACTGACTATGACCATATCATGTGGCTACAGGAAGCCTACGAGGAGTGCCTTGACATGGCTGTGTATTTAAAAAGTGCAATCGAAAAAATAAAAAACAAATGAGGTACGGGTCAGTATGTTCGGGGATAGAAGCCGCTACAATGGCTTGGCATCCATTAGGGTGGGAGGCACAATGGTTTTCAGAAATAGAACCCTTCCCATCGGCTGTGCTACAACACCATTACCCACAAACCCCAAATCTTGGAGACATGACTTTAATTCACTCAAACCCTATATTTAATGAAACAACTATCGATGTTCTTGTTGGAGGAACTCCCTGCCAATCATTCTCAGTCGCAGGTCTCAGAAAAGGAATGGAAGACTCTCGTGGCAACTTGGCCCTTGAATTCTGTCGCATTGCTGACAAGGCAAAACCCCAGTGGATTGTTTGGGAAAATGTCCCCGGGGTCTTGTCAAGTAACGGAGGAAAAGATTTTGGTTCCCTCCTCGGGGCGTTGGGGGAACTCGGGTATGGGTTCGCCTACAGAATTCTTGACGCTCAACATTTTGGAGTCGCACAAAGACGCAGAAGAGTCTTTCTTATCGGATATCTTGGAGACTGGAGACCTGCCGCAGCGGTTCTATTTGAGTCCGAAA